CTCTACGCTACCTTCAATGATTACATTGTCAACCTTATCAAACTCGACACTTGCTTCTGCAATTATATTATCAACCTTATCTAACTCTGTTTTCATTGCATCACAGGCAGTTTCAAAGCCAGAAGCATTATCTGTGTTTGAAGCTATCTCAGCTGCTTCTGTCTTAGCGAGAACAATTTCTGCTTTCGCAAGAACTAGGTCAGCATCTATTTTGTCGCATACTGCCTGAGTCTCGTCAAGTTCGTCATTAATAGCAGTAAGAGCAGTAGTGATATCTGAGTTACCGTGCTTATTATTCATTAACTGTTGTAATGCTTTTATTGCTGCGTATAACGTAACTAAATATTCATACTCATTTGGAAAATTTGTTATAGTACTTAGAGCACTCGCATCTAAAGGAGAAGCTTGACTATACGTAGGCATAGATACAAGTTTTCCTCCAGTCCCAGTTGGAAATAATGTTACTAAAGAATCTTGTATATAATAAGCAGGATCTGAGCTTGTAGCAAATTCCATATCAGAAGAATCTTGTATACGCCCTCTTTTATTAGCCAATACTAATCGACATGGCTGGTCTATTGTACCATCATTTTTAAGTACGTGTAATATTTTATGACCTTCAGAAGTAACAGTATTTGTAAAAGTAGTTTCTTCAGCCACTCTTTCCATTATAGGGCGAGGCATAGCGTTAATAACTTCATTAGCTCCTTCTGTTATAAAGGAATCCAATGCAGTCTCATCGCTAAATGCGCCTACTAAATCTACTACTTGTGCGCTAAATGTTGCCATTTACTAATATCTCATTGCTTTCTTCTTACTTTTTTTCTTTAAGACTTTTTTCTTTTTCTTTTTCTTTGCCATTGGCTTTTTGTACATCATTTGAATTCCCTTTTCCTCCAGTCATTGTACGACTGGAAACAGTTTTTAATCCTTTACCAAATTTACCCATTGCTAAATCTTTCTATACTACTTTTCATATCTGTAGTGCCAAACTCCATATCAGTTCTTTTTGCTATATCGCTTCTCATCCAAGAGTTTACTGTGAATTTTGGAGCCGATGCTCTTTCACCACAACCTCTACAATAAAACCAATTTTTTTTATTTGGCTTTTTGCAATGTTGACACTTAGGCATTAAGTCCCACCAGCAATTACAGTTAACACTCTATCGCCTCTAAGAGCTGTATGAGTGATTGACAAAACTTCATTATTTGTTGAATCTAAAGTATCTATATGATCTTTAATATCTCTTGCCATTGTACCAACAGCAGCAGTCTCTATATTTGGAGTAGCATCATGTATCATTACTTTTACTTTTACATTACCATAAACAGCCATAATTAACTCCTATTAAGATACAGTGATACTACCATCAAGAGCAGTAACACCTTGTGTATACCAATTAGTACCGTCACAGACTAATCTTACAGAGTCTCCTGTATTAGCAGCTGTTCCTATAATAACATTGGTTTTTCCAGTTCCTCCAGCAGAACCATTTGCATCAGAGGATGTATCAACTTCACCTTCTAAAAATCTACCATAGATTAATGTTCCAGTAGCTTTAATTGTAACTGCTCCAGTTGGAGTATCTTCTTTTACAACAAAATCGTATCTTATTCCTTTAGTCGGAGATGGGAGTGTAATCTCATAAGCTCCTCCTGAAGAGTCAACAGTATAAAATTTACCACTATCTTCAGCAGTCAATTCAATAGCAACCGTAAGATCTTCTACAGCAAACAATGAAAAATCATTTCCAAAGTTTAGTTTTTGATCGTCTTGATATTTACTTTTCATTTTAAAACTTTCTTCTTTAATTTATAAATTTTTTAATAAGGATTTTCGGGGCTAAACTTTTTTAGAATAGCCCCACAGAATCCAAATCTGTTTATCCTTATTTATTCGGATTATTAAGCAGAAGCACTTTCTACTACGACAACCGTACCAAGGGCAACTGGAACATATCCAGATAAATGCCAATTAACACCGTCACAGATAAAAGTCATTCTTAGACCTTCAATAGCCTGAGAAACAGAACCATCAATAGTTATTTTAGATAAACCATCAACATCGTCAACTGTACTATTAGCTGCACCTGCAACAATATATCCGTAGATATCAGTTCCATTAGCACCTGTAGTCACAATGAAGTCAGCGTCATCATCACAATTTACTGTAAAACAGAAATCGTAATTAACACCAGCAACCGCATCTGAAGCTGTTGGTAAAGTTAAAGTAACATTGTTATCTACAGTAGACATATCAACTGCAAAAAGAGTTCCAGATTCTGAAGCTTTAAGCGTTCTCGCTACAGCGTCATTATTATCAATTTTCTGAAAGGCTTTTTCACCAGTTTCAAAATCACCACTATTCTTATTTAGAATATTAGTTAACATATTTCATACCTCCTTACGCTGCTTCCACTTCAAAAAGAGCATGGCTCTCTGGAAGTGTAATTTCAAGACCAGCTTCCGTAACAATCATATCCTTACGCAAGTCCTCGTCAGAGTTCTGTACGTTAGTAATAATATGAGTATCACGATTTAAACCGTTTCCAACTAATGGGCGATATTGACATTTGCTCATATCAGCCATAAGCATGAATCCAGAAGCTTGACCTCTAAATAATGGTTCTTTTACTAAGTGCATTGTACCGTGAACGGTATCAATAGTCATAATTTTATGACCAAAAGCACCTTCTCTTTCTTGAAAGTTATAACGATTAACCATGTTAGCAGCAGAACCCATGGAAGCATCCATGAAAGCACCATCACCTAATTTGTTAAAGAATGTTATAACTGGAAGAGAAGCAAGCACTAGCCTGTCTGATGAACCACCGCGAGCTGGATCAAAGATAACTTCTAAGTCGCCTAATAGGCGGTCATAAGTCATTTCACTTTGAGCAACGCTACGATAGTAAGGTGCTCCACTTGTATATGCAAGAGCTGCATCATTAGCAGTTGGATTAGCATTCTTTACAATATGCCCAACAAGCCCTTCACTATACTGGATACCACCAACTCTTGCTTTTTGTCCAAACAACATTGCACGTTCAATATCAACTTTATGCTCACGAAGTTTAGTCGCCCAAATGCGTTCAAACTCGTTTGCATATCCGCGATAGCGAGTTGCAATTGCTGTGTTAGAAAGTTCACAAGCAGTTTTAAAGATTTGAGTATAACCATAGTCATCCTCAATCTCACCTGACCAAACATCTGGAGAGGCAGAGCCTTCAGCAAATGCTGTGCCAATAACCTGACAATCATCATCGTCAGATATAATATTATATCCAGTTACGTTTGCATTTGAAACGTCAATAATTTTTCCAGTAAATGAACTGTCGCTTCCGTTATCAGTAACTGCCGTCTCAACTCTTACTAGAGTTTGAGCATAGCCAGCTGTTTCCGCGCCAGTAGTTGTATTTACTGCAAAAACCATTCCTTTTATTAGCCAGTCAACTGAAACACTACTAGCATCAACTGTAAAAGCATAAGAGCTTCCAGCTGCTACTGTACTGCCACCGTTAACGTGTCCAGCTAAATCAATTTTAAAATTACGACTAGTCCAATCAATCTTAGAACGATTTTCTAAGAAACGAAAGACAGAATCATCTGTAGGGTTTTTTGCAACCTGAGACAAGTATACGAAGAATGGTGATTCTTCGGGAGCCAATTCAGCAACTCGATCACTAAAATCGTATAACCGTCTTCTATCAGGAGCTTGACCTACGCCAGCACTAGTTGCTGCAGCCGTAATATTACTAGAGAGTTTAGTTCCCTGTGTAATAGCCATTTTTAATAACCTCCGTTATTTTTTTTATTTTAAAGTAATCTTCCTGAGTTGCCAGCTTTTAAGATTCTATCCCAAGAAACATCAACTTCACTTTTTACGCTAGGCTCACCGCCTTGTAAAACGCCAGCTGACTTTGGCATAGCTTGAGTATTAGTCACAGCTTGTATATTTTCAGATGAAGGGGCGTTAACGCCTTTATTGTAAAACTGTCGATAAACATTAATTAGAAAGTCGACAGGCAATTGATCTCTAGGAGTCATTGCAAAATCAATAAATTCATTTACTTCACTATCATTTTCCATACCATACTTAGACTTTAACTCACCTTTTAAATTTTGCATAGCAACTTGACTTTGGATACCAGCCATCTGTTCGGTGACTGCTTTGTTAACCAAAGCCGTTTCCTTCTCTTCTCGTAATTTAAACGAGGGAGAGTCGGACTTGTAATAGGCTTCCCATGGGTCAAATGAAGCTTCATCAACTTGATTATCAGGTTGAATAGTTTCATTGTTAGCAGTAGGCTTTCCTTGTAATCTTTCCTGTATAGCTTGAACTACGTCAGGTCTAGATTCTAAAACATTTTGCAATTGTTTTAGAGGTTCCATTTGTTGAACTTGAGATTGTAAAGAGTCGTACTCAGATTTTTGTTTATCATACATAGATTGGAATTTTTTAGTTTCATTTTCCCAATCAGTACCATAATCAATATTTTCTTCATTACCTTCAGCACTAATAACGCTAGGAGCCCTATCAAGACCTTCGCCTTGAGCTTCTAGATCTTCATTTGCTGGAAATTCTTTACTAACTACTTCTACGTCTGGCATTGATATATCAATTCCTTGACGATCTTCAACTAACTTATCCTCATAAGTTTTTCCTACTTGTTCTGTTTTCTGGTTTTCCATTTATTCCTTCCGAATCTCTTTACTCTTTAATTGGGCGATACCGTTTGATATCCCTTAAGGTAAGCTTGACTCTATTTGTTAACCTTCAACGCCTTCTTCGGCACCCTGTACGCCTTGTCTTTGCTTTTGACCATACTTAGCCTGCAAATCAGCTTTATCAATTACATTCTCTAGCTTGTTCAGATTTTTTCTTTCTTTATCTTTTATATCACCAAGAACTGAATCTAATCCAGTCTTGAATTTCTGAGTAATGGTTTGTTTTTTAGCATTTACTGCTTCACGTTCTGACGTTTGCAAATCACCACTTAGTTTCTTAACCTGCTCTTCAAGCTGTTCAATGTAACCTTTCATCTGACTCATAGCACCTTTCCGTTGCAAGACACCTTCTTTGTCATAGATTTCTGTTTTCTTTAGAACCTCGACGTCGTCTACCAAGCCCAACTTATAAGCATCTAAATACATATTGTACTCAGCCATCTTATTAGATGGTAGCGTTGAACCTGATATTATTCTAATATCGTGCTGTCCAAGAGAAATATCATTCTCAATAGACATTAACTCTTTAGATTTATCGTCATACATTCTATTGTTAACGGTAAATTCAGTTATGTCATTGTTTGGTTGCACGATTCTAAAAGTCTTTTTAAATCCGTAATGTCCCTTACAAAAGTTATATACTACTTTTCCAAGAACATCAAGGCTTCCCTCTATATCTTTGAGCTTAGAACGCCCTCTTGTTTCTCCCATCTCCTGGAGCATATAAGTTCCTCTAGCTGTATCTGGAGTCCCAGACCTAAATCCTTGCATTAATTCTGAAATGCCAAAATTTAAATCTATGTAGTGCTCTACTCTAGAAATTAAACCATAGAACTCTGATGCTAATGGTTGAGGTGCTGGAAAGTGTGGCTCACCAAACTCAGGATTATATTCAATAACCGCATTTGGATTAGCCCAATCTCTTTCTAACTGCCCTACATCATCTACACTACCTTCTGGAACTAATAGTTTTAGACCAGCTGAGGCTTGTGCATGACTTAATGTAAGAGAAAATAATTTATTAATTAATCTTTGAGAGTCTTTTACTTTACTTACATCTGATTTAGGGTATGGAGTATTAGTCCAAATGTTTGGGACTGGCACAATGGGATACACATCAGTGTTGAGCACTTGCTCGTATAATAGAATTTGCCCTACAGTAGCAACTTGTCGCACGCGCGTCTGTAGAACTTCAACTGCTTCTACCAGTCCCGATTCTATCAAATGAGAGTTTTCAGATAGAATCTTTTGAAATGAATCTAAATCTATTATCTTCTCTTCTTGTGTTTCCTTGTTAAATAATCTATAATAAGGAACTTTAATTTTTTCAAACCTCTCCAAAATCCTGTATTTCTGGTAACCACCGCGATCATAATCTTTAACCACATCAGGCGTAAAAGAAGAAGATGAGTTTTTCTTTTTTGAGGAGGGATAATCTTCTTCATCTGTGGAACTATCTATGTTATCTATTATTTCTTCAAGTTGTGGGTATAATCCAAGGAGTTGCTCCTTAGTTAAAATAGTAGATAGTATCATAGAAGCAGAGTCTGCATTATATCTATCTCTTGAAGCTGGGTCTATATAAACACGAAAAGGATTTATGCCTGTAACTTTAACATCACCTCTTCCATAATCCGATTCTGGGTCTACATAAACATAAAAATAACCAATCCCTGCAACAGAATAATCATGCACTACTTGTTTAAAATGAGTATTGCAATCAGAGATATCCCATACGTACTCTAATATAGTACGCCAGACATTAGCTAACTTATAATCAGAGTCCTCTCTTGCAACAGCAGAGAACTTAGGATTTCTAGACGTTAACAAAGACTTGAGTTTATCTACAGCAGCATAAACTCTATCTATAATAAAATCACCTTGACCAACTGATTGAAGCATTTCTGATTCTTCAGCAGAATAATGATTGCCTAATACAAAATCAATGGCATCTCTAGATTCTACTTCCCAGTTAGCCCTGGCATCTCTCCATCTTCTCCATAATTCTCTGTTAGCCTGAGCATCTTCATGCTCGGCAAAAGTTTCTACGTAGTTAATTTTGCGACTCCTTGGTATCTATATATATAATATAACACAATATGCACTATTTGTCAAGTACTTTTAAGTTCTTTGTCCAGTAATCCAGCTTCTTATAATAGATTTCTTTGATTCTTTGCGTTTATCTGATTTTTCAGCTTCAAATTTATCCGAACTAAAGCTTTTACTAAGAGGAGATCTTGCATTTATTATTGAATACCAAAGACCATCAAGCAAGTCATCGTTCTTTCCTTTTGGAAAGTGAAACATCTCATCTACTATCTCTTGATGTATTTTTCTATGGAACAATTTTCCTCTATTAACAATCGGACATAACCCAGACTCCAATCTGTCTTCTTTCTTAATTCCAGAAGGAGGTCTGACACCTCTTGCAATACCTGGCGCCATCTTTCTATCAAATCCACCCATTTTATTAACAGCGTCTTTTATAATTCCTTGAGCTCCAACGTGCTCAACATTAACTCTTCTAACTGGTGAATATTTTTTAGCATATTCAAATATTTTTTTAGGCATTTCGTACAAAGGAAGATGCTCATGGTAATAATCTAATATATAAAAATTCTTTTCACTATCTACAGCTGTTACCATTATAACTTGAAAATCATGATGAGCACTTGATTCGTAAGCTAAGTCAACTCCTAGATAGACATTTACTGGAATTACTTTATCATTATCTCTTATATAAGCTTGATTGTTTCCTGATACAAATTCATAATCATGATGTTGCAATTTATCAATTTTAAACTTAGCAGTTGCTAGGTCTCTAGCGTCATTCATGTACTCTTGAGCAAACTTATGTAATTGACCTACATTCTCATAATCTTTTCTTATCTGGTTAATCTTTGTTTTATTAAAATAAGATTCCCATAATGGTTTACCATCCTCTAATACTCTATGAAAAATAACATCCCACGTATACTCTTCTTTTTTATTCTTAGCCTCTAAGTACCCATCATATATAACCTGTAAAGCAGAATCATAGTGAACAATAGTACCAATCAACCAAATAGAACCTTCATTTCCTTTTGATTCCTCAAGAGATGGATAAACTGTAGACATCAACCACTCTTTAATTTCTCTTCTTCTGTCTGGAGTCTTAGTGTTTAACTCAGATTCAAAGTCATCAAGTATAATATTTGTATATCTAGTGCCTAGTTCAGACCTACCTCTTAATCTCTGGCTTGTTCCTTTAGCTATCAACCTATCACCACGACTAGTAGTTATCTCTTTCTCTGTCCACTTATTACCCATCATATCTCCAAAATAATAATTTAATGCATTATTATATTCAATATGATTTTTTATATACCTTAAGTGATCTACTGCCTGACCTTGTTCTTCAGATACCCAAGCCGCAAACTCTTTTTTGCCTTTAGGATTGAAGTATATTCTATGAAGTAAAGCTGCTTTAGCCATTGTAGACTTAGAATGTCCTCTAGGAAGAACTATACATAGCTTTCTTAAACTTCTGGTTAGTAGTTTACTGCCAACCTCATAATGAAATGGAGCTGGAGAACTCTTCATAAAGTCTTCAGGTAAGAACAGTTGTCCAAAAGCAACCAAATCTTTGGATACCATATTAAGAACTCGTTCTTTTTCAGAAAGATTGCTAGATACTATGTTAAAATTTTCTATTGTACCAATCTCCACTTTGAATTACTTTAAAAGAATTGCTTCTTTGCATCAATTCGTCTCCAGCTACATACACCCAAACATTCTCTGTTTCTCCACTATCCATTTTAATATCCGCCTTTACTCGCCTATAAAGACCAGAATCAACACCCTCATAGATATCATACCTAGCTAAGTCTTCTTTATCTACAGTATGCACCTCTACTACAGTTCCAGAGCCATTATTATTCTGAATCACTGCTGGAAAAGTATGATGCCCTGGGTAAACCAATGAAGAGTTTTCTAATATACCTGTATTTTCATTCCCACTTCTCAATGTTCCATATACAGCTAACTTCATTTTTTAGCTTTTGCTTTTTTCTTTTTTAAATCAAACTTGATAGAACCTATCTCAAAATTTTCAGGATAGTTTTTTCCTCCAATAATGTTTAATCTAAAATCATCAAATGTTTCTTGATTTATAAGATAACTAGAGACATAGTCTTTTAAGATTTCATCTTTTAAATCCTTGTGAACTTCTATTTCTAAATTAAAATTAACTTTTTTCATTAACTCACTCCATGTATTTCTGGTAAACCGACACTATCTATCTCTAACTTCTCATCATATACAGTAAGGCAGTTTACGCATTCCACGTAAAGATTATCACTGTCTAAGTTTTGAATTATAAAAGCCGTTGGAAACATTTTAGAACCGCAAAGATCGCAGTTCTTAGAGTTCAACTTCTTTTTCAGCCGCTGCAAGTTGCTTGACTTCGCCTGACCCGATTGCATCTAGTTGCTCCTTTGTAAATCCTTGGAATACAGCAACGGACTCAGTTCTCTTCTCAGTATCCATCATTCCGCTGATTTGCATTAAGGTCTTTATTGCTTGAATCTTATCTCTATCCTGTGAAGCTCCACTATCTACAATGCATCTCATTTGCTCTAAGAGATACAAAGGAGTAATATCAGCATCCACAAGCACTTTATCTATTTCGTCTCTTATCAATTTCTGTACCCTCTTTGCTTTTAATAAAATTTTGGCTTGACCTTCCGCATAGCGACGATTATTAGTAGGGTATGCTTTTAGGAAAGCATCTATTATATTCTCACCCTTAGCCACAAACTGAGCAAACAAAAACTCTCTTTGTGTTGTCTCTTTCTTCTCAATTTTGTGTCTATAAGCACTTTTATTAGCCAAGCCAAATGAGTAAAGATTCTTTCTAGGTTCTCCTTCTATCTTAACTTTCTCATCGCAAACAAAAGTTCCCAGAGGTATCCTGATATAATTTCTAATTACTTTATTAGAAGCGGATGCTCGCAACTCCCCGCGTTTCAAAACCTGACAAACTTGCCTATCGTCTGAAACTACCCAGCTACCCTCGGTGCCTTTCCTCCAATTGCTGACAACATCAACTTCAGGATTGTACCTCTGGAATTCTTTAACACTTTCATAAATAGGATGATTTACTTTTTTTATTTTTCTAGTAATCATCTATTATTCAATATAAGCTGTTTTATACATAAAGTCAAGATTACTTAGCAGTTGACCTTATAAATATATTCTTTTCAGATACATTGTTCTTACCTCTAATATGAGGAGACATACAGCCATTACAGTAATATAACTCATATCTGCTTGAACCAGTATAGTAATACTTCCCAACACTGTCTAATGAGTCACTACCACAAGAAGAACATACATTTTCTTCCATCATTACTGCTATATTAGGATGTCCAGATATATAAGGTCTAAGCTTTAAGTACATCTGCTCTAAACCTAGTACATCATGCTTATTATATTTCTCCATTTTCTTTAAAGCTTCTGTATCTCCATTCATACAGTCAATCCATAATTGGAAATCTGTATCTAACTTTTTTTCAACACCTAACAATCTAGTAATGTAATCTTGCTTGTTAGAAGTTAACGCAAACTCTTTCCTTGCAACCTTTAATGTATCTATCGTTTTATAAGGCATTGGAGGCATAATACCATTTGAAAGAAATCTTGCCTTTAGTTTTCTTAAATCAAATTTATCTCCATTATGAGCAATAATAATATCAGCTGCATCAAGAAGTTTCCAAACAGATTCTAGTATTCTCTCGTCATTTCTACTTATTGCTTCTTTTGATGTTAGGACATCACTTAATACTTCATCGTCATAAAGCCATTTAGCCGACCAACTCAAGACATACCAGTCTATAACCTTTCCATCACTGTCTTTCATCATGCTGTGAGTCTGTACATACTGCTTTCCTAAGCTCCAAGCCCACACTGGTATAGGGGTTGTCTCAATATCTAACATGAGTATCTTCGGTAGGTTACTGATATCGAGGTTTTTATAAGGCTTACCTAAATGCATTGACTCAATTTTTCTTCGAACTGCTTTCAAGGTACGATCATAACCACTTGCAAATAACTGCTGATAAATATCAGAAGCTTTCTTACCAGTATTTTCATACTGTCTAACTATATTTGTTTCCTCTGCTGACCATTTCATCGTTTATCTCCCAATTTAACTAAGAAAAAAGCAAACTTCAAAATATAAGATTCTATTAACTTCCACAATTTCATTATTTACCCCAGACTTTCTCAGATACAAGTTGAGCTATCACACCATAAATGGATAAATCTTTAAATGCATCTAAATATGTTTCATCCGTAACAGCATTTTTCCCTCTATGCTTTACAAGGATGTTCTTTAAACGGTTTACCTTATCATTCATTCTAATAACTAAAGCAATCAAAGCTAACATTCTATCATCTTCTTTTTCTAGATCGCCACCAAGAGTTATATTACTGCTGCCATAGTCATATTGTTTTCTACAGAATAATTTATATTGTTCATCCGTTACTTGACTGAATCTCTTCATCATCTCTGGATACGATGTCTCTATCGCTTTTATCACTCCCTGTTCTCTCATTTGACTCCCTCCCCCAGCCCCAGGCAGGCGACGTATGATACGTAGCTGCTGCTCTAGATGGTCTAGGCTTTTTAATTACATCATTTATTATTTTTTCTAAAAACTTTACTTTCTTTGGATTTACTTTTTTCATTCTTTAATTATCCCTGGGACAACAACTCGATTAAAATAGTTACATTCTTTATCAATTGTACATTCCTTTCCATGCTTCTTAGAATCAATATACATAATCAAGACTCCGATATCACTACGCATATCACAACCGAGACAATTACCAGCATCCCAGTTAGCACAGTAGGTACGTGCATCTTGTTTTTTATAATTTCGCATACACTCAATATAACTTGTATGTTCTATTTTTACAAGAACTATTATTTTTCTTGACAATTGTATATATAGTTCTTATATTGTATATAGTTAGACTAGAAGAATATTATATATATATAATATATATTATATATACTACTAAAGAAAAAAGATATTATATATAATATCCAAAAAGAAAGGATTTTTACTGATGAGTCTTAAAGGAGATAAGAGTAGAGTAGAAGATCGTACTAGTTATGAAAAAAATTATACAAAAATATTTAGGAATTGGGTAGAAACAAAAACAACAGTTCCTAATCCTAAAAAAGAAAAAACATTGAATAAATCTAAAACGCCCAAATTGATATAAAAACTAGTAAGTTGGTATGTATACTAGAAGAAATGAAAAAACCTCTGATTTGCTATGAATTTGGGACAAATAAGACTATTCCTATATAAGACTTATACCCTACTTTCAATAGAAAAGGAATATACACTCTAAAATTATGTAAAATTTCATTACTTTGTGTGCTTTCCTTTGTTTGCCCGACACCCCCCCCTCGCCATTTGATACTGAGTCTCATTATTAGGTTGAAAAAAGTGCAATTGTTATTAGGTCTCATTATCATTAGAACCTAGCTCACATGAGATTGAGTCTCATTATCACAGATCAAAATAACACTTGCATCATATATATTTTTCGTTGTAATGTATGCTTGAGTACGACCTAGATTTTGCCTAGAATCGCTCATAACGCTCGCACGCTACCAGCACTATTTTTATCTAGGATACTAAATATATTTGATGTATTATCCAGTAATGAACAACTCCCTAAAATCCCAAACGCTTACTAATAGTATTGAGACTCAGTCTCATTATTTACCTATGGGCGTATGTGGTAGAAAGGAGTATTAAACTAACAATGAAAAAAAGGAAACATACTATCATGTTACAAAAAACAAATAAAGAACTTTCAGAGATGAAGAGACAGCTTATATCTATGGGTTGGAATGATAAAATAGATGAACTAAATAAATCTATTGAATCTGGTAAGCTTGTTATAGTAGAGACAAAAGCACGTTCCAAGCATATAGACTTTTGCCAAGACTCTACTAATGTAGAACAGTATCGTAATAGTGAAACTGAAGTGGCTAAATTAAAACCATTTATATATAACCCAGTTTCTTATAGCAAAGCAGAGACTAAGTCTATGTCTTTATTATTAGACAAGGTGGTGACTGTAGAAAGACGAGTTACTGAGTACACTATTAATGCTAAGTCTAATACTGTTTATCTAGACAAAGACGGCAAAGAATTAGAAGTACCTAAAGAGAGCAAGGAGGTGAGCAAGTAATTAAAATAAAGAGATAGAAAGCCCTTAGAGATAGGGGCTTTTTATCTACTAAGTATTTTATCTATTAAACAAATTACAGAGAAATTTAATTATGGCAGCTAATAATAATCATAGAGAAATTCTACCTATAGAAATTGAGTACCTCTCTAAGAAATGGCACCTCTACTTAAATGGTGGTCTAATAAAAACAGCTAGTAGAAGTCAGGACTTAGTAGAGCATATATTATTTCTACGAAACCTGGTTTATAACCAGATTGATGTGTTAGAGATAACCAATAGAAATAGTGGTTCAGTTCATAGAGTAAATCATTGGAGACTAGCGAGGCTAGTTCTAGATGCAGAAGAGAGAATGCAAACAGTAGAAACATTTTCCAAGCAGAACAGCAAGACTAGAGAAACAGAACTTAGTTACTTGACTAAGTACAATAGAAAATTACATAGGAGACAACCTATCAAACCTATAAGAACAGAAGTTAAGAGACACGACCCTAAGATACTACGACCAATACTTAGAGATGAAAGAACCTGGTAGATAACTAGAAACAGAGACGAAAAACTAGGGAGAGATCACGAGTATGTCCGAAACTCCCACTGTTTCTATAGAAAGAAAGGTAGAGACTATGAGCTGTAATAAAGGCAAATGCCAATGTAAAGATAGAAATAGTAGAGAAAATGTACCTATAGAGAAATGGAAAGCAACTAGAAAGAGATTGCACTCTACGCAAAGCAATCTAGCTGCTGAGTTCCTAGAAGATAGAGTAGGCTGGGTATATATATATGGTAAAGAAGGAGATTTAGGTTATATAGAGATTACTGGTAGAGGTTACGAAGTTCCATTAGAGAGACATACAGAAGTCTATGAGCACTTATTCAGAGCAGAAGAAGTTCTCTATGGTTGGTTAAGTAATGAAGGATTGCTCTATGAGTAGAAACTATTATAACAAAGCATACCCACCAGAGACACTAGAACAAGGTAGAGCGTGGTTACAACGTAGGTTCGATACACCTAAGAGTAAGATAAGAAATTATAACTTAAAAAGAATTAGAGCAATATTTTATAGAGAGTTGATTAAACTAAATAGAAGGAGTCAATAGATGGTTAAGCGTGATTACGAAAAGATAGCTGATATAATAAAAGAAAGTGGTCAGAGAGTAGATTTTCTTTATATAGCAAATGCAGAGAAGTTGATGCGTAATCTATGTAAATACTTTAAGAAAGAGAATAATCTGTTTAATCATAAAAAGTTTAGAGACAGAGCAAAACCTGGATTAAGCATTCATACTATTGAATCAATTATAGATGGATTAACCAAAGAGGAGAAAAAATGATAGAGACACTAAAGCATCTGATCGGATGGTGTGGAGAGGGACACGGACTTCTACACGCTATCTACGTATTTGGTGGGTTTATAGGAGCTATGCTTCTATATGTATTTCACACTATGAAGTGGTGGATTAGAGATAATATAAGGAGAAAATAATGGATACTAAGAATATAAACTCAGCTATCTATACGCTGTTATCTTCTAATGATATAACTGAAGTAAAAGCTGTAAGATTAGAGACAGCTCAAGATAGAGATGGAAATATGTCTCTAGGAATAGTTAAATTCGAAGATGCGTTTGGTAGACAGATCAAAATAAATGTAGAGATAGATAAATAATGCAAACATTTTTACCCTACAAAGACTTTACTCTCTCTGCACAATCATTAGACTATAGACGTTTAGGTAAACAAAGAGTAGAAGCTCTACAAATATTTAACGCTCTATCTGGAGTGCCTACGAAAACAGGTAAGAGCTATAAAGGGTGGCTAAATCATCCTGCTGTAACTATGTGGAAAGGCTACGAAGAGGCTCTGCTCCTCTATAAGAATAAAATGATAGAGGAATGGATTCTCAGAGGCTATAATAATACTATGGAAATGGTAGGAGTCTCGGAGAACGTAGAGATGCCACATTGGCTAGGAAAAGAAAAGCTACACGCATCACATAGAAGCAACCTACTTAGAAAGGACTTTACGTTCTATTCAAGGTATGGTTGGAGTGAACCTAATAACCTAGAATATTATTGGACATAGAGGTATATATGTAATAGTATTCTAACAACTAGAAAAGAGGAAATATGTGTGGAATATTTGGCATAGCCAAACAGAAACACGCACAGACAGATTACCAATCTAAGCAATTAAAGAGAGTATTAACCAAGCTAACTGCATTATCTGTAGTTAGAGGTGAACACTCTACAGGACTTGCTTTTATTAGTAGTGGTAAGAACCCTATGATATTTAAATCTCTAAAAAAGTCAAGTAATCTTGTCAAGCATAGAGATTGGAATAAAATCATAGCAGAGCTTACTCCAGAGACATCTGTAGTCTTAGGACATACAAGGTATAAGACACACGGAAATATATCTCTAGAAAACGCTCACCCTTTCCACATCGGATCTGTAATTGGAACTCATAATGGAGTAATTCATAACCACGAGGATATCTCTGTAAATAAGAAAGAAGTTTACAAGGTAGACTCTCAAGCTATATTCGCTCTATTTAATTCCAATAATAACCTTCAAGAATGTCTAGATGAAATATACGGAGACTACGCATTAGCCTGGAATAGAAGTAATAAAGATATATTACATCTACTAAAGGAATCTGGTAGACCTTGTTATTTCGGATATTGGAAAGAAGCTAGAGTCTTACTCTATGCCTCTCAAAAAGACATCTTAGAGGAATCTATTAAAGGTACAAAAATATCTATGAAAATATACGAGGTATCTAATGATACTCTATATACTATAGATACTAGTAAGTTTAATGGAAAGATGAACTTTGATAAGAAGTCATATGAAACTAATACAATAGCATCTAACTATGTAATGGAGAGAAGCTATAATCACTACGGATTTGGTAGAGGAGAGTTTAGTTTCGACCAGAGCTTCGGTGTTAATTCTGATATAGATACTAAGAGTAGAGACTGCGATGTTTGCTGCAAGCCTACAGAGTGGTACGATTTAGTCTACGATGCAGACAATCTACAGTATGTATGTTTTGACTGTGAATACATAGTAAAGAGTAACATAAATAAAAAACAATGGGAAGATGGTATAGAGTGTTCTTATTGTGGAGACTGGGCTGATGACGCTATCAAGACTAGTGGGTACTATATATGTAAGTCTTGCTATGACTACGACTTAGCTACCACATCTATATCTAAGAATAAAAAGAAAGGAGATACGAATGATGATAGACAAACTTGTTTCATCTAAGAAGAAGCGATCAGCTATAGTAATTGGTATAGATAATCCAATACGTATAAAGTCAAAGTTATATGTAATGAAGAAGCTCTATAAGAAAGCTAAGAATAATCCTTTTGTAGATACAGATTCATTTGAATCTTACCTTAGTTATATAGCTAGACAGATAGAAGAACAGGAAGGTATAATAGTAGATTCTATAGAGCCAGAGAGTATATATAAAACTCTTAAAAGAATAGGTTGGCTTAGAGAGATAAACTATATGGCTTTCTATATGATAACTGCTAACTACGCAATAGCTTAGGAGGATATATGGATACAAAAGACAAAAGTAAACCCGTAGAAGAAGTAGAGTTATTAGAATGTTCTGTATGTAGTAAAGATGTAGCTGATAATAACTATTTTACGGATATAGAAGTAGAGGGAGATACGAATGATATTCTATGTAGCGAATGCTATGAGACTATAGTTCATTGCGAGGATTGTGGTCATACTATGTGGTTTGATTCAGAGTATCATCGCTTGGATAGTAACGGATGTAATTACTGTGAAGATTGTTACTACGAAACATACGTATCGTGCGATGGATGTGATGACGAAGTTAATAGAGAGGATATAAGGCTTAACGATAATGATGATAACTACTATTGTGAGAATTGTTTCCCTGATAATGATGTAGACTTAGATAGTTACTCTAATAGAAATATGGGAGAAGATTCTAAGTCTAATAATATTATCGAATCTATGAGGTTAGTAGGTTTAGAAGTAGAGACAATTACAAATAACTGGGACTTTTGGGAGACAGAAGATGGGTCTAATCACCCAAATGAGTTTAGACCAGTTCACGATGGTAGTATAGAGAGAGGGAATAATGGTAGTGGTGTAGAGTGGGTAATGAGGACACCTAGCAATGGAGATGACCTTTATAATAAGGTAAGTAATCTAACTAGCTATCTTGATAATAGTTTTTCTATTAATAGAAGTTGTGGGTTGCACGTACATATAGATGCTAGAGATTGTGATTGGAGGCAACTTAAGCACATTCTATTACTAGGTAAGTCTGTTCAAGATGTTATCTATAAGATGTTACCACCTTCTAGAGATAATGGTAGATGGTGTAGAAGAATACCTATGTCTAGACCAGATATATTAGCAATAGAATCTAATGATGATTTTATAGAAGCTTGGTACAACTCTTGGGATGTAAGTCCATCTATGGAGAAATACAATGATTCTAGATATTGTGGTATGAATATGCATTCTAGAATAATCAATGGCTCTGTAGAGTTTAGATATCACTCTGGAACTATCAATCAAGATAAGATACTAAATTGGATTAAGATATGTACAGCTATAGTAGATACAGGGATAAGGATATGTTATCAATCTACTGATGAAAGTAGTGCAATAATTAGTACAATCACAGAGAGAGACCTTACTTACAATGAGTTCTTTAAGTTCTTAAGATTAGATAAAGATGTTAAGGACTATGTAGACAAGAGAATGAATAAGTTCTATAACTTAGAGAAAGCTGAGGACTATAGAGTACTAGAGTATCTCGTATAGTATATCTAGCTAACCTTAGGGGAGTATTAACAAGATAAGTAGTTTATTGAAAATTGTCAATGAAAATATTTATTTTCTTGTATTTAATTATAAATTATTTGTATATTCAAAGCAAGGAAAGGAATTAAAATGCTTGGATACGAAAAGAGAAAAAAGCTATTAGTCAATGATTTGACTCTAAAACATATATCTAATATAATTAAAATCTTATTAGATACTAATGAAAAGCAAAATAAAAGAATGGAGAGTCTTGAGAATATGATATCTAATATATTAGAGAAAGACTCTCTTAAGCCTGTAGATAAAATTAATCTTTATGAGGTGGAGTGATGGAGAAAAGTATAGATGCATTAAAAGAAGTTGTTGTTAGTTTAAGGAGCGTTGCAGACTATAATGGTTTAAACTACGAAACGAAAGTAAGTGATTGGATGTTTAGTGTTGAGTCTGAATATCAAGAGTATTATGGATTAGAGGAAGATGATTGGGGTGTTATAAAAAGAATAGAAAGTGAGGTGGAGTAGATAGGTGACAATGAAAACTTCAACTCTAGCAGCTACTAAAGGTAGGAGTGGATTCAAACGTAGAGCTGTTCATATTAGAAACGCTCCTAAAGAAGACACTATAGATTTATCTACAGGTAGAGATATCTATCGTTCTCATTTACTATATGGAGAAGGATCTATAACAAGTGAGGACATAGATGATATTCCAGGTATTGAGATATTAACAGAGATAAAAAGAAACGGAGAGTAACGTGAACAAATCAACATTCTTAATTAACTGGTTAGAGAGAGACCCATTAAAATTCTCAGAAATGAATAGACTGATGAAGTCCGTAAGGAAAACATCTCACGGTTCAGATTGGATGATAGAAACAAGATATGGAGGTGGTAGGTGGAGATATAGAAAAGATTATCAAGGCTATTGGAATACTAGTCTATGTAAATTATCTAGTGGAATGAACCCTATAATTAGAAAACGTGAAGATGGTAGGTATGAGCCTACTAAGTACGGATTAGAGAATAAACTCCACCCATTTAAAAGAGACATTAAAACTCTTAATAAAATTAAAAAGAGTAGAGCGAAATCTCTATTTAAGCATTCAAGAATTATTGAGTTTTTAGAGTTTGAGAATGCAGATTATAAACTTATTAAAAAAGTAAGAGTAGAGGAGCTTTAATGATAGACAGTAAAGATATATGTACAGCTGAAGAGAGTCTAATAATATATAGAATAGTACCAAATGTATGTAGATACGAATCATGTTTTAAAATAGCATTCTATAGGTTTACTAAGTCAAGTCGTGTGGGTAACCTTACTATAGATGCATCAAGTAATAGTGATGGACATATGTTTATAAACGATTCAACAATAACAATTGGATACTCATGCGAACATCACGTTGAAGAGGTTAATAAATTGTTAAAAAACATACATAAGGTTCCTGACAATGATAAGTAATAAAGATAGAAGAGAGTCTAAAAATGATTTCTCTATATATGGTGTATTTAGATTTACTTCATATATATTATGTTCGTTCGCTCTATACTTTGGCAATCTAGAGATTGCTGGATTAGCCTTTGGGTTCGGAGCAAGTCTTGGATTTCTAAGAAGAATAGCAAGAATATGGGAATAATTAAAAACAAAATGAATGGGAGTGTAAATGCCAGCTATAGGATTTAAGTATCCAGAGGGAGATACTATCTCTTTTGAAGATGCATTAGAAAATAAAAAGTTAGACATAGAGCGTATGGGAGTATATCCCACTGCTCTAAAAGAAATGTCTAAGCAGCGAGACCCAGATAGAAAACCATCAGTAACAGAACTTATCAATGGTACTTGTCAAGCGTATCTACAAAGAACTGAGACTTACCATATCAACCCACAGGAATATGCATTCTCTCTTGCAGGAACTCTACATCATAAAAAGCTAGAGGGTAATGCAGATAAGAGCGAAGCAGAGATATCGCTAGAGGGAATAGATATTACAGGGATTGTAGACTTGTATGATTCAAGTACTAAATGCTTAATAGACTATAAGAATACTGGCTCTTACAAAGCATCTCAGATACTAGGCATGGAGTTCTATTTAGAGAATGACCCTAGTGGTGCCCTGTATAAGAGAAGTGGTAGGTGGGGAGCAGTGGGGACTCCTAAAAAAGTTAAGAAATACTTTAGGAATCCAGAGAAAGCAGACTTTGGAGACTGGGCTTGGCAGATAAATATGTATAGATATATGTTAGAATCTACAGGTAAATTAGTAGATAAGATGTATGTACAAATGACAGTTAGAGATGGTGGTATTGCTGTCGCTAGAGATAGAGGTATAGAAAGGAATATATACTTAGTAGAAGTTCCCTATATACATAACGATCACCTACTGGAGTTCTTTACAAGAAAAAGAGATGGATTAGTAAAGGCTTTAGAGAGTAGAGTTACTCCAGGTAAATGTAATGAAACAGAAACGTGGAATGGTATAAAGTGTAAGAGCTATTGCGAAGTTAGACACCTATGCCCACATATTAACTAAAGGATATATATGAGTGATAATGTATTTAAAATATTAGATAACGTAGACGTATCTGCTAAGACAGAAAAGAAAGGTGCGTTCACCTATCTTAGTTGGGCTTGGGCAGTCAGAGAATTACTTAGAGTGGCTCCAGATGCTACGTGGGAAGTCCACGAGTGGGGTACAGAAGGTAATAGGCAGCCCTATATGAAGACAGAAGGAGGATGCTTTGTAAAGGTATCTGTTACTGTAGATGGAATATCTAGAGAACAAGTTCATCCAGTGTTAGATAATAGAAATAGACCTATCAAAGCACCAGATGCTTTTCAAGTCAATACTTCTATTCAGAGATGTTTAGCTAAAGCGATTGCGTTACATGGCTTAGGTCTCTATCTATTTGCTGGAGAGGATTTGCCAGATAGTATTCTTGATGAGAAGATAATAAAACAAGTTACAGAGTTAGTTGAAGCTACTAAAGATAGTGAATTAATTACTAAGGTAGTGGCTCAGTTAAACAGTGGTCAGATAAACAAAAAGAATCTAGCCTCAGTTAAGGTTAGATTAAATGAAGTTATAAAAGAAAAGGAGACAGAAAATAATGAGTGATGTTGCAACAATCTTAGACTCAGACTCTTCCTCTAAGGCTTGGTATGATCCGTCAGCAGATTACGCTGGTGTGATACCTGTAGGGAACTACAAAGCCTATGCTAAAGAACTGCTAGTGAAACGAAACCTTAGGGTTAGAAATAAGTTCTTAGCAGATGTATACGAGGTTAAGTTCGAGGTAGCTGAAGAAAACGCAGAGAATGTGTACGATGTAGATGGAAAAGAAATCAATGGTAAGAATTTTGTAGGAAAAGAAATTAGGTCTAAAGGTTTCTTTAGATTTAAGAATCCTGACAAATCTATCTACCCTGATTTAGAAGAGAACAGTGGTTCTAATAAATCCTATATGGAATTGATTGAATCATTTGGAGTAGAGACAGAAGCAGATAATGAAGGAAAGTTTTTCCTTCCAAATATAGACGAAAGTGATATATCTGGGATGCCTGTTCTATTAGAAGTCTTTCACGATAAGTGGACAGATAACGAAGGTAAAGGTAGAATTACAGCAAAAGCTGGAGCTATATTTACTTGGAGTGGGCAGAAAAGGAGAGTCGCTGACTTACCTTTCTAGTTGATTAATTGTATTCATGATAGTGGGGGTGTAGTTGTTGTTTTCTGCACCCCCTTTTCTTAATATGGAGTTCCTATGAGTGATAAAATTTGTAAAGAATGTAAAGAATTATATAACGAAGATGATGTAAAATTTGAAGAAGATAAGTGCCAAGAGTGTCTCGAAGAAGATGATAACTATGGAGAGAATCTTTGGTATAACATAGCTGAAGCCGAGGCTACAGGAAATTAGTCTAGCTGCAGGCATAATAGAAAAGGAGATAATAGATGAAGGTATTCTCAATGTTCTCTGGTATAGGAGGATTTGAGCTAGGAATAAAAAATACTATTCCGAATGCTGAATTTGTAGGCTATTCGGAAATAGATAAGTACGCAACACAAATATATGAAAGGAATTTTAAAGGTGTTAATAACTATGGAGACGCAACAAACATTAATGAGAGAGAACTTCCCGACTTCGACCTCCTCGTTGGAGGATTTCCTTGTCAAGCTTTCAGCATTGCTGGAAAAAGACTCGGATTTAGAGAGACGAGAGGTACTCTATTTTTTGATATCGCACGGATTCTCAGCCACAAAAAACCCAGACATTTTATACTCGAAAATGTACGAGGTTTATTTTCTCATGACTCTGGAAGGACTTTCCAGACAATCCTTAGGGTTCTCTCCGACGTTGGGTATATGGTGCAATGGGAGCTACTTAATAGTAAGAACTTCGGAGTCCCTCAAAATAGGGAAAGAATCTATCTTGTCGGACATCTTAGAGGAGGAAGTAGAGAAAAAATATTTCCTCTCGGAAAAATCTCTGAAGAAGATAGTGAAAAAAGTAGACTAAAAGAGTTAACTAAGAATAAATCTATGGGATATCGTGTCTATGATCAAGATGGTTTATCAACTACGATAAAAGCTGTAGGTGGAGGAGTGGGAGCAAAAACAGGTTTATATAAAATAATATCTAAAGATGGAAAAGAAAAAAGAAATCAAAAGCAAGCATCAACTTTATGTGGTGGAGGTCATAGCGGAGGAAATCATAGTGATATGGATTTACTTAAAGTTAAAGTTAAAGAAGCTACCAAGACAGGCTATGCTATAGCTCAAGAGGGAGATAGTATTAATCTATCTGTTCCTAGTTCTAAAACCAGGCGAGGTAGAGTAGGTAGGGCAGTAGCTCAGACACTAGATACTGGTATGCAACAACACACATTGCAAGGGTCTAATATAAGAAGACTAACTCCTGTAGAATGCGAGAGATTACAAGGGTTTCCAGACGGATGGACTGAGGGATTATCTGATACTCAAAGGTATAAATGTCTTGGTAATGCAGTAACAACTAATGTAGTTTCTGAAGTAATAAGGAGCATTTATTTATGAAATTTAAAATGGTAGAAGAGATGGAATCTATATACATAGAAAGAGGAGAAGACACACCTCAAAAAGATATAGATGATTTTATTAAATTTATATGGAGGCAAGCTGAAAAGCGAGGCTTTATAGTTAATAATAAGGAGCGTTACGAGAATGAAGGTAGAGAATTGGATAGAAATAGAAGAGGAAATGTGCAGCTTAATGGGATGGGAGAAGGGACTTGATGCGATGGTCGAAACAAAGAGAGAGGTTGCACCGAAAATCCCAATCTACGAACTCTCTTCAAGACAAGATAAATTATTATTATTTAAACTCAGAAAAAGATATGAAAAAGCTAGAGACTCTAAGAGACTCTATGGGTATGCAGAATCATCTTTTTGATGAGTTAACAGAATTGGTGGAGAGAGTATAATAAATTTTCTATTACATAACTAAACTAATGAAAGGCCTTTTGGTACTGAGGTTTGGTTGTTATTAGAAAAAGTGATTACACTAGGTTGGCGCCACTCTCCACCTAATATTTTTAAATAAGAAAAAAGAATGTTAAATGAAAAGTAAAAGAAAAAAACCAACAGTAAAAGAGTTAACTGAAGATTTGCAAACAGTATATAATATGGTATCCTCACATAGTTACACTATAGATACTCTTCGCATTCTTCTAGAGAACTATTTAGAAATGAAAAAAGATACTAAGAAACTGGCTAATTTTATGGAAGCCAAAACGGAGAAAATGAAAGATGAAAACCAGAGAGATGCGGTTCTTGAAAAAGACGAGGCTACCACATAATTGTTCCGTTTGCGAAACAGATTGGAGTCAGTATTGGACTCCAGTTCTTTTATGTTGTAGGAGTGATCCTAAGCATTTATTGTTATGTGTAGATTGTTACAAGTATTATAACTACTCTGAACCAGACTACAGATTCTGGATAGAAAGGAACACAAAGACACACAAGCCGTGTAATTGTAGGTCTTAAAAATATTATGCCTAGTAAAAGTAAACAAAAAGGAAGCAGATTCGAAAGAGAATGTGTTGATATAGCGAAAGAAAAAGGATTCAAAGCAAAGCGAGCTTGGGGCTCTGATGGTAGGTCTCTTGGTGAGACAGCAGAAGTAGACTTGATGATAGATAATTATAAAGCACAGTGCAAAGTTAGAAAGAGAGTAGCTAAATGGCTAAAGCCAACAGACGAAGTAGATATACAGATAGTAAAGGAAGACCGAGGGCAAATCTACGTGATCCAGAAGTACGAAGATTGGTTAGAGCTGGCGAAATAAGCATCTCTTCTAGTATGAAGAGAGTTCTAGAGACTAGAGCTAACGGTGCGGATTACAGTAGAGATGCTATGGTAAAGCACTATGCTTTAATAGAAACTCTTTTGTATTATTTTGACGATGAATGGTTTGATTTAAATGGACTACTTCAAGATAATTTAATAAAAGGTTTAACTAGTAATACAAATTTTAACTCTGGAAGTATGTCTATCCCTAGGAGATGCAATCAATGCAAAAGAGCATACCATGAATACAGAGATAGAACTGAATTATATATAGAATACCTTGCTAAAGATGTCTTTGGTAACGTACCTATGGAGAAAGAGGATTGCTTAGAATGTCGAAAACAAAATGCCCAACCTGTGGCAGCACAGTAAAGAAACAGAAGTATACTCAGCAGATAGAAAAGATAAGGATGTCGTATAGTAAAGAAGCTTTACTGTTAATAGACACAAGTATAGAGTCAGTTAATTCCTCAAGAGATTTAAAGCTTGATGAAGCTAATATATATGGATTTTTATCGGAGATAGGGAAGTGTGATAACGATATGGTTATCATGTCTATTAATAATTATCTAAAATCTAATGCTCCTAAAGAAGGAAAGGGTTTAAGGTATTTATCTGCTATTATTCTTAATAATAATTCTAGTAAATCTTCTAGAAAAAGACATGAGTATTTATCTATGGATAGAATACCACCAAAAATAGATTAGAGGAAATATGCACAACGTAGAAATAGAAGAGGCTGTATTATTCTCAGTTATAAATAAGCCAAGTAATATTGATATTGTAAAGAGATGGATAGAAACTGACGATGTTTTTTACAATGAGTTTAATAGAGATATATGGAAGACTGTAAAAAGGTTAGAAGACAAGGGAGATGAAATAGATATGTTAACTGTATCTCATAACTTCCCTTCTAAGAACTACCAGAACAGACAAGTTACTTATGATATAACTACTATATGTACTAAAGAGGCTAGCACGGCTAGAGCAGAGTACTATGCTAGGCTAATGCATGAGCATTGGTTAAGAAGAAAGATGGTAGAGCATTCACATACTATAATAAAAAACGCAGAAGATAATTCAGTGGATATGGATTCACTTATTAACCAGGTGAATACAGATTCTAGTAACATTATAAACCTAAGACCTTCTAAGAATGACTTCAATATAGATAATACTCTCGAAGAGACAAGCGATTCTATATTTAATAGTAAAGGAATTATAAAGACAGGGTTAGGTAAGTTAGATTCTGTAGTACATGGTATGACTAGAGGTGAGATAACTATTGTAGCTGGTAGACCAGCGAATGGAAAGACTACTGTAGTAGCTAATATGGCTAGACAGTTAGTGTTGTCTGGTAAGAAAGTAATGATGATCAATCGTGAGATGCCAAACGTAGAGATGATGAAAAAGTTTATAGCTATGGAGTCAGATACTCTATCGTATAGAGGTATTAGACATGGAACTAAATCTATAAAGCCAGAGGTAGAGAGGGCAATGGATTATATTAGAGAGAATTATAAAGAGAATTTATTTATGTATGATTCTATTAGAGATATACATGAGACGTTCAATGAGATAAAAAGAATAAAACCAGATGTTGTTATTGATGACCACATAGGTTTAATAGAGTTTCCATCTAATGACAATAGAGACCTAAGACATAAGATTAGAGAAACAACTATGCGATATAAATGGTTAGCTAAGGGACATGATATGTGTATCATACTAGTGTCGCAGCTGAATAGAAATATAGAACATAGAATCGACTCTACACCTAGGTTGTCTGACTTGGCAGAGTCTGGTTCACTAGAGCAAGATGCAGAGATGGTAGTATTTACTCACTATCCTTATGTGTCTAGATTTGGTGCAGAAGATTCCAATGGTAGGATATGGATGCCAAACGAGATGATGCTTATAGTATCTAAGAATAGATATGGAACACCAGGATCAGTAGAGATGGGTTACTCTGGAGACAGTTGTAAACTATTTGATGATATACTAGAAGCTACTGAACATGAAAGAAATAAAAAATTATTAACTAAAGAATCGGAGATTGTAATTGCGTAACGTAATAGCTAAGTCAATTCTAGGTAAGTACAATATTCATCCAACAATAGTAATGTCTAAGACATTAGATGTTAAGGGTATGTACTTAGCAGAAGAAGATAAAATTATACTTAGAGACATAAAAGAAGAAAACCCAGACCCTAAAGACTTTGTAATGACTGTACTGCATGAAGGTAAACACGCTATTGATGCCCGAAGACTTGGCATTAGAAAGTTTATTAAGAAGTATGCTCAGGCTGGAACCGTAGCTGTCTATTGTAATAGAGATTATTATAAAGATAATAAATGGGAACTTAAAGCAGAGAATTGGGCTATAAAAGAATATGAAAAAACTTGGAGATTAAATGATATTAGTAAAGAAGACAAAAAATAAAGAGATAGGTAAGATGTTGTCAGAATTTAAAAAGAAAGTGAGAGAATCTGGACTCCTAATAGAGCTGGAAGAGCGAAGATTTTACACTAAGCCCTCCCAACTCAGGAGGGAGAGAGAGAAAAAAGCAATAAGAGAGAGAAAAATTTAGTAGTTCATCTACTGTGTGCGTAGCTAGAGGGGCGTAGGTTTATTTCCGCTTACGCTCCTCTTCTTATTTATAATTCTTTTGGTTTAGCCTTTGCTAAATCCATCAACCTTTGAATAAAGCTACTATATTCTTTATTCTTATCACGCTCTACAGGTGGTCGTCTTTCATTGTTTCTCATTTTAAATAATAAATCTAGTGGATCATCTGAAGAGTACTTAGTTATATCATCTCTCATTGGCATTTCACTAGAATCTACATTAGTTTTATCTGCCATAGCTTTAGATAATAATTCAAACATATCGGATTGCTTTATAATATCATCTATAGATTTAGATTCTCCTACGTCACGAACCATTCCTTTAGAACCACCTCCTGTTAACTGAGATAACAGCATCATTAATTGTTCATTCATTGCTTTTTTCCTTTTCTAATTTTTTGAGAATTCATATCTTATGTCCTGTATCCCCTTAATTCTGTGTTTGAGGCACGATGTGTTTACCATAAATAGAAAAGGGGTCAATGCCCTCATTCACCAACATCTGCACAAACTTGGACATTGGATGATTCATTGTTTGTTGATACTCAAGGCTTTGCATATATTCTTTTTTTATAGCTGTAGATGCTTCGCTCATACCCTTGACACTACCTAAAGCTTTATTAAGCATCTCGTCAAAAGGAGTTTGATGAGAAGATGGATTAGACTCTTCTCTATTTCCTCTCTTTGCTACAAATTGAGGGTTAACATGACCAAATTCGTGAATTAAAGTCCTCCTAATATCATCTGCTTTTTCTCCAGTTATATTCGGCTGTTTGGCTGTTCCTAGCCAAGAGCCAATATTTATAGAGGCAGATGAAGAAGGCACTGAAGAACTATATTTACTTTTTTCCCCAAAGGAGCTAATTATTTCTTTCACTGGATTAATAGACCCATACTTTTCTGATTCTGGTTCTTCAAAAAAACTAGACTGACTGTGCCACCCTCCACGACCATTTCCGCCATAATAATCAGGTGACATTAAGCTCCCGATATCAAGTGTTAAACCTCCAGGTTTATCCCCTAATTTAATTCTTCCTAACATATCTTCAAGAGATGTATAGTCTTCTTCTGGGTACATTTGTTTAAGAAAATCTTTAATAATAGGGACATTCTCTTTTCCAAAGGCAGATAAATTTTGTTGTGATACACGATACTTTGGCAATGGGTCTTTGTGACTAGGATTTTTAATAAATTCATCATACGCTTGAAATAAACCAGGAAGTTGTTCCTTGGAAATATTTGGATCAGTTAGTATATTAGCAAACATTCTATTATTACCAGTAAGACTACCCTCTCCAGAACGAGAATTTTTAATGAAGTCAATTAAACTCAACTTACTATTGTCACCACTCTGTGTCTTTTGAAATAATTCACTAACTAAACGGAATTTCTCCAAATCTGCTTTCTCTAAACCAACGCCAGTACCAAAAAACTTATTTATTTCACTTTTTTTACGAATTTCATTCCTTTGTTCCTTAATCTCTTCTAAAGTCCATTTTCCTGAGTGAATTTTTTTCCCTGGTTTTTCGTCTGTTTGATTATTCTTACCAGAAAATAGTGAAGTAAATAAGTTTTTTGGTAAAGCTGATACTGCACTCAGTATATCATTTATTGATTTAGAGTTTGGATTCATTTTTTCTTTTTTATTTTTTTCTGAGAAGATTTTCAAACATATTAATAATTTGAGGTTCAATCATTCTATGAGCTTCCCATTCTCCAGTATCTTCTACATTATAAATATTACGACTGAGAGTAGGACTTCCATATTTTTTGTTCTCTTCATTTTTAGTTCTCCTAGCTGCTATTTTTTCCTCATTTGTCAAATCTTTATATTGTGCATAATGAGCCAATTCTGAAATAAGGGCTTGGATATCACCAGGAGCTACATGAATTTTTGGAGACCCTGTATTTGATTGATATTTTTTTAATGATTCAGTTGTATATAATTGCTCACCTTTTACTGCACCTGGTATTCTTTCTGGTTCGAAATTATGATAATCAGCTCTAGGAATTTCTTTACCATGGATATTTTTTCTACCTAACAAATCTTCTGAATATGTATTTATAAACTTTTTATTTTCTCTTTCCATCCATCTCTTAGCAAAATTAGCACCTTCTTCATCTCTCTCTGATATTTTCTTAATAAAATCTGGCATTTCAAATTCAGGATAAGTAGAATGCCATGTACTTCTATCTCTTAATGGTTTAACTGTAGGTGCTACTCCACCTTCTACCAGCATATCAAATAATTTAACTATTGCCATTTTACTAGGTTCGTCATCTACGTCTTTTAAAAAATCTGATAAAGAATGATTATCTTTTTTTGTATTATTTAATTGAGCTTTAGATAAAAACTCAATTGCATCAGATTGCTTTATAATATCATCTATTGATTTAGAGTTTGGATTCATTTTTTTATAATCTTTTTAATTTTACCATTAGTAGTTCTAGCAAATATAGCCTTCTTAGTTTCTCTAATATAAGTTCCACTATATTTTTTGCCACCATACATCCAGCTTACCTTTTTTTGTTTAGGCATATTTTTTCTTTTTATTTTTCTT